TGATTCCATGCCCGCACATCACATAGCCGCCGAGTGGCTCAACGCCGTCGCACGCGCCCATCAGATATGGGCGATGTGGTGCGATTCGGTCGCGCTGGCGCTGTGGAGAATGTGATGGCGACCCGGAAGAGGAAGACTGAGGCCGCTGAGCGCACCGAGATTTGTAAGAACTGCCGGCATGGAAGGCTGGGCGATGGCCAAGTCGAATGCCACCGCCTTCCGCCCTCTCCGGTCTTTGATGTCGCCGATCAGGCTGTTATCACTTATTTCCCGGTGCTTGCAGTCGATAACTGGTGTTCCGAATTCGCAGCGCAACTCAACTCCTGAGCGACGATGGCAATTGATCCGAAGCTGATCGAGTATGCGACCGAGCCGCAACGCAGGATTCTGGATGCGCTAGAGCAGTACAAGACGCACCGGGCGACAGCTGAGGCGCTAGGCGTATCTCGCGGAACGATCAGCGGCGCGCTGGCAAGCGTACAGGCGCGGGCGGCACGGCAAGGGTATGCGCCCGGTCACTGGACCGGAGGCGTGGCAGCGGGATTCGTAACCGGGAAAGTAACGGTTGCCGTCAACGCAAAGACCGGCGAAGTGGAGCGTTACTGGCAACGGCAACACCCGGATGCGGAACGGCAGGAAGCCGCGATGCGCGCTGCTGTCGATGCGATGAAAGAGGAAGTCGCGCCGGCACCGCCAGTGCCAGCGCCGGTCGGTACTTCGGAGAATCTTCTCAACCTCTATCCGATCACTGACTACCACCTCGGCGCCCTATCGTGGGCCGAGGAAACCGGCGCGCCGTGGGACATAGAGATTGCTGAAAAACTGCTAGTGCGCTGGTTTTCCGTTGCTATCGCGCAATCCCCTGGTGCGAAATACGGTGTATTCGCCAATATGGGTGACTTCATGCACTGGGATGGGTTGGAGGCCGTCACGCCGACCAGCCGTCACACTCTGGACGCTGATACGCGCTTCCAGAAGTTGATACGGGTGAACATCAGGCTGAAGCGGCGCATCCTCTCGATGCTGCTGCAAAAGCATGAGTACGTGTATTTCATCGAAAGCGAAGGCAATCACGACATGGCGTCTAGTGCCTGGGGCCGCGAACTGTTCGCCGCCTTGTACGAGAACGAGCCGCGCATTTTCGTGGAGACGCGGCCAGACCCGTATTACGCAGTCGAGCACGGTAAAACATCGCTGTTTTTCCATCACGGCCACAAGAAGAAACGCGAAAACCTCGAAACGGCATTCATCGCAAAGTTCCGCGAGATTTTCGGACGCACTCAGTATTCATACGCGCACTGCGGCCATCTGCACCATGACGTGGTGCGCGAAACCAACACCATGCACATCGAGCAGCACGAGACACTGGCCGCGCCTGACAGCCATGCAAGCCGTGGCGCCTGGTTGAGCAAGCGCTCTGCGAAGTGCATCACGTATCACAAAGAATTCGGTGAGGTCGGGCGGCTGACGATTTCGCCTGAAATGCTTGAGGCAGCATAAGGAGGCAACATGGGCGGCGACGCAAGCTAAGGATGGAACGGCTTCTCTGATGCTCTATGTCAGTTATATCGAGCATTACGCCCATAACCGGCCAATAATGTGCGATATATCGAACAAATCGACCGCAAGATTAGGCGGATGCCAGATCCGTAACTGGCGACGAACTAACCGGACGGGCGGTAATCCCGGATGCGCTGCTCGCGCTAAAGCCCTAAGAAGGCAGAGCGCTTTCACGCATGGCGATTGTTAGCGGGCCGGAGTGTCCCTGCATTGCACCGGCGAATTGCTTGCAGTGGAGAGAAGCAATCGTCATGACGTGAGAGCGAAACAACACTATGTAGCCGTGGCGCTAGCCGAAAGGTCTTTGATCGCGCCCAGAGCCATAAGCAGCCGGTAGCGCCGGTGGCGAACTGGCATGGCGGGGAGGCAATCCGCCGGCTCTCAACCATTCTCCCCTCGCGCCACCCTTCGCGGGATTGCTCGCGTGACGGGCTATTTTCTTCATAGACAAACATGGCGCAGCCAAAGAAAGCCGCGCCGGACTGGGAGCGCATTGAGGCTGACTACCGGGCCGGCTTGCTGTCGGTTCGGGAAATAGCCGCAGCACACGAAATATCCCATACGTACATCAATACTCGGGCGAAGAAGTTCGGGTGGGTCCGAGACCTGTCCAAACGCATACAGGATAAGGCCGAGGCGCTTGTTTCCACGGCGACTGTTTCCAGTGGTGTTTCCACGGAAACAGCCTTGTCCGATAAGGCGATCGTCGATGCGAATGCGCAGGTAATCGCCAATGTACGGTTAGCGCATCGGACGGATATTTCCCGATCGCGCAACTTGGTCATGTCCTTGCTAGGGGAAGTGGAAGCGCAGACGCAAGACCCTGAGCTATTCGACCGTCTGGGGGAGTTGGTAGTCGACACCGGAAACGATGCTGAGTCCAAATTGCTCGAGGCATATCGGCGCGTCATCTCGACTCCTGGCCGCATTGACGGCATGAAGAAGCTGACCGAGACGCTGAAGCACCTGATCGGCCTTGAGCGCGAGGCTTACGGACTGACTGCCGATCCTGGCGGCGAAGGCGAAGACGTACCGACTGGGCTAGATCACTTTTATGGGGGCAATTGACCGGCCGACGCTCAACCCGTGTCTGCGTGAGTTCTGGCGCGCCCCAGCCCGAAACCGGGTTCTGTATGGCGGCCGGGCCTCCTCGAAGTCTTGGGACGCCGCAGGATTCGCAACCTTCCTGACCAGCAACTACCGGTTGCGCGTGCTGTGCGTGCGTCAGTTCCAGAACCGTATCGAGGAATCGGTCTACACCCTGCTGAAGACGCAGATCGAGCGGTTTGGGCTGCTGAATCAGTTCAAGATCCTCGACAACAAGATTGTCAGCCGCAAGACCGCGAGCGAGTTCCTGTTCTACGGTTTGTGGCGCTCCATCGACGAAATCAAGTCGCTGGAAGGCATCGACATCCTCTGGATCGAGGAAGGCCACAACCTGACCGAGGAGCAGTGGAAGATCCTCGAGGCGACCATCCGCAAGGAAGGGTCTCAGGTCTGGGTTGTCTTCAATCCGCGCCTCGCGACCGACTTCGCCTATAAGCGGTTCGTCACCAATCCGCCGCCCGATACCGTCGTTCGCAAGATCAACTACGACGAGAACCCCTTCCTGTCGGAAACGATGCGGAAGATCATCGCCGCAGCCAAGGACGAGGACTACGACGAATACCTGCACGTCTATGAAGGCGTGCCGAAAGCCGACGACGAAGGCGCGATTATCAAGCGCTCGTGGCTCATGGCTGCGATCGATGCTCACAAGAAGCTCGGATTCGAGCCCTCTGGTCGCAAGCGAATCGGCTTCGACATCGCCGACAGCGGCTTTGACAAGTGCGCCGAGATCTTCGCGCATGGATCGGTCGTGTCGTGGGCCGACCTGTGGAAGGCCGGCGAGGACGAACTACTGAAGTCCTGCACCAAGGTCTGGAACGATGCCCGCCTCCGTGGCGCATCCGTCACGTACGACTCAATCGGCGTGGGTGCATCTGCCGGCGCCAAGTTCGGCGAGCTCAACGACGCGATCACCGACGGTCGAATCCAGTATCAGAAGTTCAATGCCGGCGCCGCGGTCTTCAGGCCTGAGTCCGAATACCAGCCGGGCACGAAGAATAAGGACATGTTCCTGAATCTGAAGGCTCAGACGTGGTGGACGACGGCCGATCGAATTCGGAACACCTACAACGCAGTGCGCAACGGGCATGAGTTCGGAGAGGACGAGTTACTCAGCATTGCGAGTGACCTCCCCTATCTCGACCAGTTGATTGACGAACTGTCGACGCCCAAGCGCGACTACGACAACAACGGCAAAGTCAAGGTGGAGTCGAAAAAGGATCTGGCCAAGCGTGATGTCCCCTCGCCTAACTTGGCCGATGCATTCGTGATGCCCTTCGCGCCAGGCCTCACGCCCATGGTAGTCACTGCTGACGCAATCAAACAATTTGCCCAGATGGGCGCCCGCCGATGACCCGCAAACTCCGCAAACCCGCACAGCTTAGGCCAGCCGTTGCGCCGGCCCAGGTAAAGCCGGCCGGAATGCGCGTCTCGAGCGACGCCGTGCTCGCGATGCGCACCAAACCCGCGACGCGAGCGACGAAGCAAGACCTTTTTCTGCCGTACGAGCCGCCCAAGGGGGTATTGCCTCAGGGCATGACGGGCCGCAAGCTTGCGATGGACGCCGGTTTCGATCCGGGTGTAGCAGCCCAGGGCTGGGGCTTCGATATCAGCGACGCATTCAGCCAGGGATATACGTGGCCGGGATTTACGATCCTCTCCGCCTGGGCGCAGGTCCCTGAGTTCCGCCGCCCCGCCGAGGTCTACGCGCGTGAGATGACGCGCAAGTGGATCAAGATCAAGGCCAAAGGCGACGTCGATAAGACCGAGAAGATCAAGGCCATCGAGGCGGAGTTCGAGCGCCTTAACGTGCAGGCTGTGTTCCGTGAAGCGATCCAGCAGGACGGCCTCTATGGTCGCTCGCAAATCTTCCTCGAGATGGGCTTGGAGTCGTCGCAGATCGACGTCGACGAACTGAAGACGGAACTGATCGAGTCGCCGGCCAAGGTCGGCATTGGCTCGCTCAAGCGCCTATCCGTCATTGAGCCGATCTGGTCATACCCGAACCGCTACAACGCGAACGATCCGCTCGATCCGACGTTCTACAAGCCGATGTCGTGGTTCGTCATGGGCAAGGAAGTCCATTCCTCACGCCTGCTGACGATCGTCACACGCAAGGTGCCGGACATCTTCAAGCCGGCGTATGCGTTCGCTGGCCTGTCGCTGTCGCAGATGGTCAAGCCATACGTTGATAACTGGCTGCGCACGCGCCAGAGCGTCTCCGACATCATCCATGCCTTCACGGTGTGGGTACTGAAGACGGACCTGTCTCAGTTGCTTAACGCTGGCGGCGCGGAGAACTTCTACAACCGCCTGCAGATCTTTAATCTCGGCCGTGACAATCACGGCGTGATGGGGATTGACCATGCGAACGAAGACTTTTCGAACGTATCGGCACCGATCGCTGGACTGGACAAGCTTCAGGCGCAGTCGCAAGAGCAGATGTGCGCTCCGACTGGCCTTCCGCTCGTCTACCTGACCGGCATCACCCCCGCCGGCCTGAATGCTTCGTCGCAAGACGAGATCGAGATCTTCCAGGACACGGCTTCGGCGAACCAGGAGATCTACACGCCGCACGTTTCGAAGGTGCTCAACCTCGCGCAGCTCTCGCTGTTCGGCGAGATCGATCCAGACATCGGCTTCGAGTGGAATCAGCTCAAGGTCATCACCGACGATCAACGCGCGACGATCCGTAAGACGGAAGCCGAGACGGACCAGATGCACATTACGAACGGCGTGCTATTCCCCGAAGAGGTTCGCAAGCGCATTGCCGGCGAAGAAGACTCGCCCTATCACGGGATCGACTTGGATCGTGAACTTCCTGAGCCCCTGACGGAAACGGGCAATCCTGGGCCGAATGAGCTTGGCCTAGATCCGCTCGAGCAGCAACAGGCGCAGCCCGAAACAGCCGGAGCGGAGCAATGAGCCGTTATCGCATCGTGTTTCGGGTCGAGGATGCATTGACCGGCGAGACTCTCATGCGCGATACCAGTGTCGTATTTGAGGCCAGCACGTCGCCTATTTACGATCGGCTGATCGATTCTCTTCTGGTCATGGCGAAGATCATCAAGGCCGCGCTGCGCCCCGAGGTCAACAATGAAACTGCGCGCCCCCAGTAGGAGGCCGATCACGTTGGCGCCCGTACACCCGAACGCCGGCCTGACGGTGGCCTACCAGAAGAAGATCGACGCTCTCGTGGAGCAGATGCACAAGTCGCTCGTCTACTGGATCACCGCAGCCTACCGGGCGAACACGCCAGAGCTTGCGCAGGACGCCAGCCCCGCGGCGACGCTTCGCGCGGCGATGAACAAGCTCTCGCGCTACTGGCAGCGCCGTTTCGACGACGCCGCGCCCGAGCTCGCGAAGTGGTTCGCCGAACACTCGATGCGTCGCTCGGACGGGGCACTGAAGGATATTTTGAAGCGCGCCGGCTTCACGGTGGAATTTCGCCTCTCACGCGAGGCTAATGACGTACTCCAAGCCACGGTCGGGGAGAACATCAAGCTCATATCGAATATCGGCACAGAGCATCTGGCCGACATCGAAGGCTTGGTGATGCGCTCTGTAGCATCCGGCCGCGACCTGTCGTATCTGTCAGAGAAACTGCAGGAACGATACGGCATCACTAAGCGCCGAGCTGCACTAATCGCGCGCACCGAGAACAACAAGGCAACCGCGAACATCACGCGCGTGCGTCAGCAGTCGCTGGGAATTACTCAGGCTAAGTGGCTGCACAGCCATGGCGGCAAGCACCCACGCAAGTCACATCAGGACGCGGACGGAAAGCTATACGACGTGGCGAAGGGGATGCTGATCGACGGCGAATATATCCGTCCGGGACAGTTGATCAACTGCCGGTGCGTGAGCCGCAGCGTGATTCCGGGATTGGAGGATTGAGATGCCGCAGACAGAATTCAGAATCAGGGTGCGCTGGGCGCGATGGACTATGCCGCTCACCAAAATCATTGTGTACGCGGCAGCCCCGTTTGTTGGCATGGACAGGGCCTGTGTCTATGCGGCAAAGGCGATCAAGCTTGGGATGAGAGTCGAGTGCGTTTCCGACTGACTACGGCGGCTTGAGATTCCACCATTCACGCAGCGGATCCACCGGCAACACGTGATCCCGCTCCGGCATAACCGGATACAGCTTCTCGTGCCACCGGATCATGATCTGCACGCTCTCGACTGAGTAGCCGAATATTCGCGCGATCGCGAACAGATACACGCCCTCATTGCGCAGAGAGCGCATCGTATAGGCGCGACAAAGCGCCTCGTGGCGTCCGGGGATCTGTTCCATAGCGCATCAGTTTACAACTTTCTGACAGGCCGGTTTTGTGCGGCCTTTCTCATTTCCGAGCCATGCCCAAGACTGCCACAGACGAAGCCATCAAGGGCGCCGGCATCATGCTCATCACGCCCGATGACGAGGTCCTGTTCCTGCTGCGCTCACCCGGTTCGAATCATCCTGGTGAATGGGATCTGCCCGGCGGCAAGGCTGACGACGACGAGACGCCCGAAGAAACCGCAAAGCGCGAGTGCGCGGAAGAGATTGGCGCCTATCCATACGGCGAACTGTCAAAGATCGCCGACACATCGAGCAAGGATGACAGCGGCTCGGATGTCGACTTCATCACGTTCCGCCAGTTCATCCGCCACAAGTTCAAGCCGAAGCTAGATCCGGGCGAGCACACGAAGTTCGTCTGGGCGAAATTGGATAGCCCGCCCGAGCCACTCCACCCCGGCGTGCGAGAAGTGGTGAATATGGCGTTGGGCAAGAAGACCGCCAACGACATGGCGACGGACAAAGCCATGGAGTCGGCGCTCTCCTCGCGAGACCGTCTCGCATTTGACCGCGGCAGTGTGCGCTCATACGACCACGATGGGCGCCTGCATATCTCGCTGACGCATATCAGTAAGGCGAACGTCTGCCCTTACATGGGCGAGGAAATCCCGGACCCAGACGGAACACTCAGGCTCAATCCGAAGCGCATCTACATGCTGCTTCGCGATCCAGACGAGCTTGCCAAGGCCGTATCGACCGCGAACTTGATCCCGGTGCTCAACGAGCACGTGCCGGTCAGCCCGATCGACCCCAAGCAGAAAAACGTCGTTGGCTACACCGGGACGGACGCTGCGTTCAATGCGCCGTACGTCGATAACTCGATGGTGATCTCGGTGCAGGACTCGATTCGAAAGATCGAGAACGCGACGCAACAGGAATTATCTAGCGCGTACTACTACCGCGCCGACATGACGCCCGGAACGTATGAGGGCACTGCGTATGACGGCGTGATGCGCGAGATCAAGTTCAATCACGTTGCACTCGTGGAAAAAGGCCGCGCCGGGCCGGATGTCATGGTCGGCGACAACTCACTCAATCTTCATGGAGCGAAAACAGTGAAGCTCAGCAAGAAAGCTGTAATGGTGAAGGGGGCCCTTATGGCTTTCCTGCAGCCCAGGATGGCGGCAGATGCTGCGGCCACGTTCAATCTGGACACGATCCTCTCGGGCGTGAAGCGGAAAAACTGGCTCGAGAAGAAGCCCGGCATCGTCGCCGCGATCAAGCCACATCTCGCCGCCGACGCGGACCTCGGCCAGATCGTCGAATTGCTCGACAAGCTCGATGGCGAAACGCCCGATAACGACAACGTGGCACTGGACGAGCCAGACCCGAAGTGTGCGCAGATCCTTGACATGCTGCGCGGCAAGATCAGCGACGAAGACCTCGCACAAGTGCAGGCTGCTTTGAGCGCGCCCGCTGCTGCTCCGGCTGCCGCCCCCGCCGCGACCGACGAGCCCGTGCAGACGCCCGGTGCCGCGACCGCAGACCCCAAGAGTGATGTGAACAAGGCGGCCATCCCCGGCGCCAACGATGACAAGGATGATGTGGTGGACAAGGCCGCTATGGACAAGGCGATCACGCTCGCCGTCGATGCAGCATGCAAGCAGACCGCAAAGACCGTCGAAGCCTCGACGATCGCTCGCCTTCGCGGCATTGCGGAAGCCGAAGAAGCCGTCAAGCCATACGTCGGCAAGCTCGCTGTGGCAATGGACAGCGCCGATGCTGTCTACAAAGCTGCGCTCGAGCTGCTGAAGGTCGACGTCAAGGGCGTGCATCCGAGCGCCTATCGCCACATTCTCGCCGCTCAGCCGAAGCCGGGCGAAGCCAAGTCGCACCTCGCATCGGACAGCGCGATCACGCCGCCGACCGATATGTCGGAGGTCTTCCCGGACGCTAATCGGCTCGGCCGCTAATCCATTCCAGATACAGGAGTAAGACATGGGCTTCCCAAGAATGGTGAACGTGCAGGCAGCACCGGCCGTAGTCGGTGACTTCTGCGACTCCAACCCGCGCGCGACCGTCGACAGCGGTCAAGGCGCTTTCGTCGCAGGCCCGAATGGCCTGGCAGTCGGCCTCTTTTGCTGGGCTGATCCGACGAACACGATGCTGAACAACTACGGTCCGGGCGCCCCCACCGGCTTCGTGCATCGCGACCAGCAAGCGCTGGTTACGGCTTTCCTCGGCGATGACTCGATGGTGATTCCGCCCGGCTATCAGGCGACGGCCTTCAACGCAGGCGGCTTCTGGGTCAAGAACGCAGGGACGACGACGTCTGCCATTGAGCAAACGGCCTACACGAATAACTCGACTGGCGCGGTGCAGTTCGGCTCGAACTGGACTGGCGCAAGCGTGACGGCCACGATCGCGGAAGACGTCGTCACCGGTTCGATCAGCGGCACGACGCTCACGGTTACGGCGGTCACGTCGGGTCAGGTGAACACTGGCGAAACGTTCACCGGCGCGGGTGTTATGTCGGGCACGTATGTCGTCTCGCAGCTCACCGGCACGCCGGGCGGCGTCGGTACGTACCAAGTCAACAACTCGCAGACTGTTGCAAGCGAGACGCTGACCGGTTCGTACAGCCTGATGAACGTCAGTGCTGTTGCCTCGGGCGCACTCGGTCTCGGCGACGCGCTCTCGGGCGCCGGCGTCACGGCGGGCACTTACATCGTGGCGCTTGGCACGGGGGCGGGAGGTGCTGGCACGTACGTCGTCAGCAACAGCCAGACCGTAGGAACCGCCGAGACCATCACGGTTGCGACCGGCACCGCGACGAAGTGGGTCGCCGCATCCATCGGTGCGCCGGGCGAGTTGGTCAAGATGACCACGTGGTTGAACGGCTAACGTCATAACAGACATCTGCCATAACAGGCCGCCTTTGGGCGGCTTTTTTATTGCTCAAAGGATTGCAAAATGCCTAAATTGGCTTATGACATGTCGCCGCAAGACCAACGCGCGGCGATTGAGTTTCACCGCAAAAATTGGCTGATCGACTTCGGCGAAGCGCGGGCATTTACCCGTCCCGAGTGGAAGGAAAACATCAACCTCGCGATGGATGCGCAGCCGCAACTCGTGACGGCTGCGTCCTCGGGCATCCCGGCGTACCTGACGTACTTCATGGACCCGGATGTTCTGCGCATTCTCACCGCCAAGAATCAGGCAGCCGAGATCTTCGGCGAGAAGCAGAAGGGCGACTGGACGTCCTCGGCCCTGCTCTTCCCGGTTGTGGAGCGCACGTATGAAGTTGCTTCGTACGGCGACTACAACAACAGCGGACGCGCCGGCATCAACATGAACTTCCCGGAGCGTCAGCCGTATCTGTACCAGACCATCTGCGAATACGGCGATCTGGAAATCGAGCGCGCCGGCC